GAAGAAGTCTTCCTCTTCTTCTTCTTCTTCATCATCGTCATCAAAGGCGGCGCTTTCAGAGCTTCCGGAAAACGATCTGTAGTGGTGTGTTTAAAAATATAAATTAAAACTCTTTCTATCCTCTCCTCTCTCTCTCTTTTACTATCCCTAAATTATATTGACAAGCGACATTGCTGCGAGTTTTGCAAGATCGTCGTCCGAAGATGCCCACTTCTTAACTGCATCCGCAGTTGCCTGGGGCAATGACGGCAGGGTTACTCCCAAAGCAGAAGACCGTTTGATGGCCTTGGCAATTTCAATCATACTTTGCGAAGCCAAATCCGCGTTTTCATAATGTACATGCTGTGTTGCATCGCGCACTAACGAAGCTGCTTCAGCGACCGCGTGACGCGGCGGCGGTTTGATATTCGATTTCGCCCCTACCTGGCGAGTAGGTTCTTCGTCCGCAGCCTTCCACAATGCAGTGAATTGTTCTGGTAACGGCATCAACGTGTTTTCTCTAAATTCCTCAAGCGTTTGACCCGATGCTTTAATTTCGTCCTTCATAAATTGTACTTGTGAGTCCCAAAGTGCAGCGTTCGTGTTGTCGGCGCGGCTCCACGCATCGCGCGTAGGAAGCGTTTCTCTACGAGATAAGGAATGCGCATGCGTCAAATTCTTGTACGAGTACAGGCTCTCTTCTCCTCCTTCTCCATCGTCTTCGTCCTTAACAACGGAAAACAAATTTTCAGCAAGGTTTACATCTTCTTCCAAGGGCTCAGACGCCCACAATTCATCCACAGGCTTTTGCGAAGGCTTAGGCATTGGATTTCCAGTTGGCTTTGTTTCACCATCACGGCCCTCTACTCCGTCTGCCACTTCGCGATTGGTGATCTCGGCTGGCTTTGTGTTCAGGGTGTCCCATGACGACACCTTAACCTTGTTTTTTTCATTTTCTTTCTCAGCTAACAAAAGCTCGTTATCCAGTTTCTCCTTTTTCAATTCTTCGCGCTGTGCGGCAATAAATGCAGCATTTTGCGCCCTCTGGTTGTCTTGATTCTTCTTATTGATAATTTGCGAAGCTATTATCAAGGAAGTTGCAACCAAGGCAATTACAATAATAAAACTTCCTGTACTCATTTTGTTTTGCAAATATCTTTCTTCTATAGATGGACAGATATGTTCCAAAAGACCAGATTATAAGTTTTTAAGGTAGGCTTTTCCAAGACCAATTGTAACATACACCCCAAATATAATTGTTAAGATAAAGACAAGAGATCTTACGTCTGTATTACTTTCTTTTTTTTCCTCCTTTTCATTTTCAATTGTTTGCGTTCTCTTTCTCTTTCTTCGCTCTCTTTTAAAAAAATTTTCACTTATCTTCAATTTGTCGTCTTCTTTGAAATCATTTTCCAATTCGTTAGAAAGTTTTTCTAAAGTTTCGAGTGCTTTCTTCTTCTTTTCATTCACATTCGACGACCATATAGGTTCGTTCTTATGTTCAATTTTAATTGGACTACTACGAGGAGAAGGAAATGCAAATTCTTCTTGCTGCAAATTAAAAAATTCATCATTTGTATTAATATTAATATCGAAACGTTGTCTTGTCATTTGTTCTGCCCTTTCCTTGTCAACCATAATTAAATCGTCTTTTAATCCTGCAATCCTGTCATCAATTGTAAAGTCGTCAAATTCGGCCATTCTTCTTGTATCCTTCTTTCTTTTATAGGTATATTTTAAGAAGGAATGGAAAGTGAAAATGAAGTACAGAAATTAGACGCCGTTCTTGTCTTGGCATTAAAATGTCGAAACGTGTTTAAAGAGCAAGAGCAAGAACAAGAGCAAGAACAAGAACAAGATTTGACACAAAATAAAAAATGCGATAATGATTTACGGCACTCGGTGAAACAAAAAATAGGGCCAGAGTGTGATTCTTTTGCTCAGGAATACCCTCATCTTTTTGCATTCATGTGTTCTTCAGCAACAAGCGACGATAATGTGATAAAAATGCAAAAAACAATTGAAGTAAAGAAACAAGTTATTCGAGGATTGATATCAGAAGAAGTTGCAAGACAATTAATTCTTTCGGATTTAAATTAGTTTACAAACTAGCCGGTTGCTCCCACTCTATTGTAACATACATGTCGAACGAATCTGTAATTGGCTCCACAATGTAATTGCCTCCATCGAGGCTGACCAGAAACGGCGCCAGAGTTAGCAAATTGTAGTTAATGTCCGTTGCAATAACAAAGCCATTTTTTACCGTAGTACTCAAAGTTGCTTTTGTAAAATCGTACTTTGAATTTGTCGGAAGACCAATATAAAACGTTCCAAGTGAGTCCGTTTGATTAAGTCCATTTTCTGTAGAACCAAAGGCTGCTCCCCGCAAGACATTATATGGGTCCTGCACGTCAAGCAACGAGATTTCGCGCTCAGCATTCACGTGCACTCTAGCCCGTGAGCGACGGTGAACGTTCTTGTAAACGCGTCCAAAGGACGCCCACAGGAACAAGAACGTTAGTAAAATAAAACTAGAAAGAACCGTGATTCCGATTGCTATTCCTTGTAACCCGGCGTTCGTTACCTTTTTCACAACATTTGTACTCGTAGCGGCAATGTCCATTTCTTTTTTTTTAATTGGGAAAGATAAAGAGGAGGAGAGAAATAAAATACATACTTTTTTTTCACAAAAAAAACATTAATCCATTTTTTCTTCAGTGGGCATTGTCGAATTCATCATCATTTTGATCATATCCGCCATTCCTTCTCCTCCAGGTAACCCCGCACCGCCTTGGGCCAAATTATTGACCATTCCTGTCATCATGTTCTTAATGTTTTCTCCACCGTCTTCCATGATGGAGCGAGTAAAGTTGTCAATGTCATCTTTTGACATGGATCCCATCAATTCTTGACCTAATGACATTGGATTGAGCTTTGAAAAATCCATGTCGCCGGACTCAATCTTGGAGCTGAAATCCCTGGCTGCGGCTGCAATTGAAGACATCATATTGTCGGGGCACTTTGCGTACATGGAATGCATTCCTGCCCATTGAACAAGAAGTCGAATGTATTCAAAAACTGTTTCCTTAATTTCAGCCGATGCTTCTTCAAACTTCTTTTTTACTTGCAGCCTTGCATAAAGAGGTTTGTCTCCATCAAAAATAGATGAATCCTTTTTGTTTGAAGCTACGTAAAGATCTTTGTAGGATTCATGAAACTTTACAGTAATCATTTTAGCATATCCAGGATCCCCCTTCTTCTCTGTTAAAGTAATTAAAAGATTTTTTAATTCAACATCTTGAGGCCAAACCTCAGCGCATGCGCCACCAAACTGGACAAGGGTATCGTAAAATGAAAAGCAGGACGACAGTTGAGGCTGAAAATCTTCGCCGATACTTGTTGCATTTGGTGCATTTGCATTATTAGTATTAGAACTGTGAGGTAATACCGTTAATTCAGTTGACGTGGATGAAGGAATTAATTCATTCTTCTTTAACTGTCTCCAAGATTTAGGAGGCATTGTTTATTTTTTTTCTTGTTTTTGTTTGTTTTTTTTTACAACACCTACAACAACAACAAAAACATAAATTTAAATAAATTGATTAGTTCGGAACGCAGTATGTTGTGCTCTACTGTGTTCTGAAAACTGAAGAAAGAAACAAAGAAGCATGGATTTAATACGAAAAGAACGAAACTTGTTACTGTCACGAGTTAACGAAAAAGAAAGTGAAAAGAATGATGAGTCAATGGAATTGGAGTTAAAAAAAAAGCAAAAAGAAAGAGATGATGATTTGTTGACCACAATTACAGCTAAAGACAATGAGAAAGAGAAGGAGAGGGAGAAAGAAAAGGAGAAACAAGATTTTTCAATTTTTTCAACACTATATGAGTCTTACTTGACATGGATACAATACCAGTCTGCCGATCTCCTTTCAGACCAAGAATTTAAATATTCAGTTGCAGCTGAAAAAAATCAAAATGATGGTCAATCAATGATACCAAAGCGTGCATCGATAGGATTTGAGAGTTTAAGTCCGCCATCCAAAAATTTGATTCTTGCACTTGGTGACGTACAGCTTCAAAAAACATCCGTTGAAGAAATGCACCTTAATGCCTTATTTAATGACCTTAGCTCCATGGCAAAGTCTCTTTGGTTAACATTAGTGTCTGCGCGAAGTTCGCTCCGAAAAAAAATTAAGGAATCAACAGAAAAGAGAGTCGATATTGAAGCAAAACTCTTGGCAGAAATGTTTTCGTCTCCTGAATACTTAACTGCAATTTCCGAAATTGAATCAATGGAAAAGGCATTAAAATTACACATTCTGATACCTACAAACTTAAACACAAGTGTTGAAAAGTTTAAAAAAAATTGTGAACGAACTAGAATTATAACAAAATGCCTAGATAAATTATCATCATCTTGTCCAAACCCTGTCAAGAAAAAGAGAACATCTACTACTACTCTTTTATCAGAAATTGATCAAAGGCTTAAATTAAGGATCAGAAAGAATGAAATTTCAAAGCAAAAACTTCTTGAATTATCAAAGACTTCCACATCAGCCTCCAACTTGACAATTGCTCTCGATACTTTAAGAATTGCAGAACAAGAAATGGATGAAAGCATTTTAATGTTAAATAATTCTATATCAAACTCAAAAGGTGGTGAAGATGGTGAAGAAGAGGTAGAGGAAGAGGAAGAGGAAGAAATTTTTGATAATTTAAGAAAAGATGAAATTATTGATCTTCTTTCAAAACATACATCTGTTTCTTTGACACTGTCTTGCATTGGAGTAAAACTTCGACTTTTGAAGACTTTGATTGATGATGAAATTGTTGACGAAAGAAACAAGTATCAATCCGAGTTAACATCATTTATAACTCGCGATTGTTCGACTAGTTTGGATTACGTGAAGGAAATTATTGTAACAAAACAAACCTTGTTTTCGAATGACTTAAAAAAACTTGGAAAATTGGAGACAACATTAAAATCTGAGCTTCAAAGTTTGCTTCGAATTGTTCGCAATGATTCAAGAGCGGTCGAACAATGTGTTCGATCTGTGAATGAAACTGCAAAATCAAGATCAGACCAAATTCAAAAGTCAAATTTTTTTAAGCATGTTACATTTCTTCAAGACATGACGCATGATACAACAATCACAAACGCATTCAACTAAGAATAAAAAAAGAAATTTGTTTTTGTAACATTAATTTTTTTCAAAGTTAAACAAAATGGCAGCCATTACAAGTATGTTGCCTACTATAAGCACAAAAGATGTGACTGGAGGTTTGAATTACGCGGTTGAAAACATGTCGACCCTTGCCATTTCTGTAGCGTCTTTCGTCATTGTAATTTTAGTACTTGTACAAATGGTTTCCTATGGGCGCATGTATAAGAACGTTCGCCGGTTCTTTAGAACCACAGTTACTTTTTCAGCAAGCGGAAATACACTTTCCAATACGCGCGACCCTTACGCCGTTGTTCAGAAGCCGTCTACTACTGGATCAAGAACTACATTTACGCTGTCGGCAAATGGATACTATTTCGCGGGAGCCAACGTCAAGGCTACAGTTGTATCGGATGGTGGAGGTTTTGTTTCAGTAGAAAAGGGAACAGCTACAACACTGACCTTGACTCCGTACAGAATTATGGCTCCTATTGAAGTTACGGCAGTTACACATACGGGAGGTAAAATTACTTTTGTGGTGCCGTATGGTGGCCAATACTTTGAGGCAGGAGATACATTTACGACGAGCGACTTTGCTACAGCCTCTCCTGTCTCCATCAACAATGCAACCATGACTGTTTTTTCATCAACTGCTACGTCAGTTACTGTGACAAATGCTTACGCCGGCGCTACAGACACAGGGTATATCACTCACGTGTTTCCGAAACCGATTGTCAGTGGAGTCATGGACATCTTTGTCACCTTCCCGCAATTAGCGTCAAAGTAAAATATATTTTTCGTTCAAGACACAATAAGGCAGCCAGAAGAAAGAAAAAAAGATTTCTCTTTCTTTAAATTAAAAAAAAATAAAAATGAGCGCCACGACGACTGCAGCCGGACTTGCGGTTTTTATAGGAACCGTTCTCGTTTTTGTTGAGTTAGTGTCTCTTGCCCATGCGTACAAGAACGTAAATCGCTTTTTCTTTACAAAGATATCATACACGGTCGGTTCGGAGACTGCTACAGTTTCGTCTACACAGGACCCCTACCAAATTTTTGGAATTCCATTTACTGCGTCTCTTGTAACGGTAAGTGCAGACGAACCGAATGCAATTATCATAACTCTGGATCAAGCCAGTTCGTATTCATTCGCGTCTGCAACAATTGATGCTCAAACTGAAAGTGGCGGTTTTGTAGCTGTTGACAAATCTGTTGCGAATAACTTAATTTTAATTCCGTATACCTTGAGTGTTGGAGCAGTGGCATTAAAGACGGGAAATCAAGTCATTGATCTGCGCATTACATGGGACAAGAAAGCGTCAAAGTAGAAATTTAAAATACAATGAAAAGCATTGAATTACATAAATCAAAAACTTATTACCCTTTCTTCAAGCCCCTTCTTTTTAAAAAAACACAAAGAAATAAAAACAAGATGGGTTCAATTATTGATCTTACACGTAGCAGTAGCAGAAGCAAAAGTAAAAGTTCTGTTATTGATTTAACGTCTCCAAAGTCTTCAAAGTCTAAAAGCAAAAGCCCATTGCAGAAGAAGAGCAAGAGCCCTCCCAAGAAGAGCAAGAGCCCGTTGCAGAAGAAGATTAAGAGCAAGAGCAAGAGCCCTTCGCCCAAGAAGAGCAAAAGCAAGAGCAAGAGCCCTTCGCCCAAGAAGAGCAAGAGCAAGAGCAAGAGCAAGAGCCCCCCTTTGCCTAAAAAGAGCAAAAGCAAGAGCAAGAGCCCTTCGCCCAAGAAGAGCAAGAGCAAGAGCAAGAGCAAGAGCCCATCTCCTAAGAAACCTAAACTCTTCAATATCTTTCAAAAAAAGTCTTCGCGTTCTCCGTCTCCTAAGCCTAAGAAAGATGCACCGCCTTTACCTAGAGTTCCCATGCTTGCAGAGGCATTTGCAAAGCAGGCCAAGAACATTCGGTACCCAGCTTTTGCTCAGCCCAAGCTCGACGGCTGCCGCGCAATCTATGCAAATGGAAGCCTGTCTTCAAGAACGGGTCTTCCTATTTCCGAGGCAAAGCGTATTTTAGCAGAATTGTCGGCGGCAAATGACGCGGAAGGACTTGTGTTAGACGGTGAATTGTATGTTCACGGAATGAGCTTTCAAAATGTTATGAAACTGGTCCACGCC